TGAGCTCGGGTGGCGGGCAGACGACCTCGCCCGCGTTCGAGTGGCAGACAGAGGACCTTCGCGATCCGGAGATCCGCCCTCGCCTTGAGGGCGCCGACGCGCCGACTGCCGAGTCGCGTGTGCGTGCGAACGTCGAGAACGTTGTGCAGATCTTCCACGAGCAGGTCGCAACCTCGTACACGAAGCAGGCCGCGACAGGTCAGTACAAGACTCCCGGAGTGGCACCGTTCTACGGTGCGGATGGCACGGCGAACCCTGTCGCTGACGAGCACGGTCACCAGGTCGCGAACGCGCTCAAGACCATTGCCCGAGACGTGAACTACACGTTCTGGCATGGTTCCCTCGCGAAGCCTGCCGACAACACGGCCCCGCGCAAGACTGCGGGCCTGCTGTCTGTCGTGACTGCTAACCGAATTGCGGTTGGCGAGGTGTCGGGCACGACTGCAACCGACACCGTCACTGCGACGCACGCGTTCGCGAATGGCGACAAGATCGTCATCACGGATGCTGGCGCGGCGACTGGCGTGCGCACCGACCGCATCTACTACGTGGTCAGCATCTCGACCACGGTGTCGTTCAAGGTCGCGGCCACTCTCGGCGGCTCGGCCATCGCGCTCGGCACATCAGCCACGTTCAAGGCCATCAAGGCGGGCACGCTGCTCACTGTCGATGGGCTCGGCATCCTGATGCAGAGCGTGTTCGACAACGGCGGCATCAGCGAGCAGGACACCGCGACGTTGTTCTGCTCCTCGCGTCAGAAGCGCGCGCTGACTGCTGCGTACGCGGCCGAGTACGGCAAGGCTGACCCCTACGCTGGCACCCGCAACGTGGGTGGCCTGAACTTGCAGACGATCGAGACCGATTTCGGCACGCTGAATGTTGCGATCGATCGCGCACTGGCGCCGGACACGCTCGCTGTGGTGTCGCTGGAGCAGATCCAGCCGGTGTTCCTCGAGGTTCCCGGCAAGGGCGTCCTGTTCGAGGAAGAGCTCGCGAAGACCGGCTCGTCTGACAAGACGCAGATCTATGGCGAGATCGGCCTCAAGTACGGCAACGCGCTCGCCCACGGCGTGCTGCGAGGCCTCGCGGTTTGACCCGCGTGAGGGGCGGCATCTTCGGGTGTCGCCCCTTCTCCTGACCGATCTACACGAAGGAGACATCATGACGTGGACTCAACCTGCTGATGTGGTCGACGCGTGGATCGGTGAGGACGCTCCTGACGACAACGCGCAACTGGCCGTGTGGATCGGGAAAGCGGAGCGTGAAATTCGGTTCCGTGTCCCGGGCATTCAGGCGCGGATCGATGCAGAAGCTGAACTGATCCCGCCGTCGACGGAGCTGCTCGAGGGTGCGAAGGATGTCACCGTTTCGATGGTGACCCGTGTGTTTCGGAACCCTGAGGGCATCCGTCAGGCGAACATGACGACCGGCCCGTTCACGGAGTCGCGGACGTATGGCGGTGACGTGCCGGGTGGTCTTGGTTTGACGGCGGATGAGCTCGCGAAGCTTGAGGGTGTCCGTCAGGGTGGGGCGTTCACTGTGTCGATGATCCCGACCACTTCACCGTTCTACGTGGGCCCCTGATGGGCAGGCGGATTTCGCGGATCGTTCAGCGACTCCCGTTTATCCAGGGCGCTGAGGATGCGCACGGGAACGAGGTCGAGGCCTGGGGTTCACCGGTTGACGTGGGTGTGTACGAGTTTCATCCCGGATCATCGTCCGAACCGCGCATCTCGGGTCATGACCGGGTGATCGTGGAACCCGCGCTGTTCGGTCCATATGACATTCAGTTCGAACCGTTCGACAAGTGCGTGGTCGACGGGAAGACATACCAAGTTGAGGGCGAAGTTGCCCGATGGCGTAACGGTCAGTCCGGTGGGCTCACACCTGGTGCTGTTGTGAACTTGCGAAGGGTGGACGGGTGATGGCGAAGATGACTGTGAAGCTGAGCCTCAAGGGGATTCGTGAGCTCAAATACTCCCCGCCCGTGAAAGCTGAGGTCATCCGGCGCGCGAAGCGCATCGCGGAAGCCGCTGGCCCCGGTTTCGCAGCCGTCCTCGGTAAAAGCAGGGTCGGTGCGCGTGCTTTGGTGTGGACGACTGATGATGAATCTCGCAAGGCTGAAGCCCGCGACAAGGTTTTGACGAGGGCGCTCGATGCCGGCCGTTGAGTTCCCCGACGTTGAGGCAATGTGCCTGGCGTTCGCTAAGACGAAGACGACCGCGACAGTCGGCACGAAGGTGAAGACCCCTCGCCCATCCCGGTACGCGCGCATCTGGCGCACAGGCGGTGGGGCGGTGAATCGGGTTCTTGAAAGGGTGCAGATCACGCTGACGTGTGGCGCAGTTGCGGGATCAGTTGAAGCTTTGGCGATCGCCCGCGACCTGCGTGGCGCGTTCCTGAACGAGTACACGCAGATGCCGCTCGTGCGTGGTGTCGAGGAAGTATCGGGGCCCCATTACGACCCCGACCCGGACACGGCGGAGTCTCGATATTCGATGACTTTCATCCTGATGGTAAGAGGAAAGCGATAGAATGAGAACGGCCCGAACGAGTGTTACTAGCACTCGCCGGGCCTAACCAGAACCCCTAAGCAAGTAGGAGATTCAATGGCTAAGACAAAGACTATCCGTTCGTGTTCCGTACACGGCTGCACCGTTTCCACTAAGCGTCTTACGCGTGGGCTGTGCACGATGCACTACCAGCGTCTAGCGAAATACGGGGTACCGGGCGAGGCTGCCCCGAGGCTCGTTGCCGCGACCATCACAGATGGGGCCAAGACGTGTCGAGGGTGCAACATCTCGAAGCCGCTTGACGAGTTCTACCGTCAGTCAGCGAGCGTGACTGGCACGAGCCACTATTGCAAAATATGCGCCGCAGCTAAGGCGCGATCTAACCGTGAGAACGACCCCCTACACTCAGAAAAGCGAAGGGCCTACGGTGCGGCCAATATCGAAAAGTTGCGCGAGGATGCGCGCCGACGCTATCGGGCTGACCCGCTTCGGGCGAAGGAAAGCACGTGGCGCACTCAAGGAATTGTTCTAACTGCATCCCGCTACCGAGAGATGTACGCCGAGCAACGAGGGTCGTGCGCGATCTGTGGCAAGGGCGAAGCCGAGAACGGGAAAGCGCTCGCGGTTGACCACGACCACGAGTCAGGCGTGGTGAGGGGCCTGCTTTGTGACCATTGCAACCTCGCGCTAGGTAGGTTTCAAGATAGCCCGGAAATCCTGAGGCGGGCGCTCGACTACCTCGGGGCCTAACCAACACAAACCATGAAACCCCTACCGGGAACGGTAGGGGTTTCGTCACGAAAGGAGGCCCCCGTGGCCGTCGATGCATCATTGGCAAGAATTTTTGGATCTGATAACGACGCGATCTATCTCGCACCGGTTGGCACCACGCCGCCCGCCACGATCATCGCCGTCCCAGCTGCGGGGTATGAGGATGTGGGTTGGCTTCACACTGATGGCATCACGGAGGCGTTCACCGGCTCGAAGACGGAGATCCGTGGCCACCAAGGCGCTCGGGTTGTTCGCACACGCATGGAGACCCCTGGCACCACGATCTCATTCCATGCGCTTGAGTCGAAGGACCAGACGAAGGCGCTCCGCTACGACGAGAAGTCATCCACTGTCGCCACCGGGGTACGCACGGTGCAGCGCGGTGCAGGGCAGAAGGTTTCTGCGCGCGCTGCGGTCATCGACATTTTCGATGCCGACGACGTGACGGTGAAGGAACGGTGGATCATCCCGCGTCTTGAGATCTCGCCTGATGGTGACCGCGTCTTCGCGAACACCGACATTGCGGGGTTCCCGTTCATCGGCGAAATCATCGGCAACTACACGGTCCTCGAGACCGTCGAGGACTAACCAAATGCCGGTGGGTGGGGGAGCTGACTCCAACCCCGCCCACCGTTCAACCTCGGAGTCTTGAGATGGAGTCGAACATGGCCGTGAAACAACCGCAGGATCACAAGGACAAGGCGCCAATCGTGGAGTCAGTCGAGGTCACCTTGGGCAAAGGGGGAGACGCACGTACGGTGAAAGCGCGTCGCGTGACGATCGATGGGATCACCGTCACGGTGGCTGATGAGGCGCTGGACGACTTCGAGTTGCTGGATGATCTGGCGCAACTCGAGAACAAGAAGGCGACGAAGCTTCCGGCTGTTGCCCGCCGACTGTTCGGAGACTCGTACGGTGATGTGCTGGAAGGGTTGCGTGGCGCGAATGGGCGCGTGCCGATCGAGAAGGCGTCGAAGTTCATCGGTGACGTGTTCGGGGCGCTCAACCCAAACTGATGCTGCTCGTAACGGTCCTGGCTCACCACGAGGGGCCGTTACGGGCGTCACTGATGGCTGTGTACGGCTTGCGTCTTTCCGAGGCGCGCACCTGGCCCGCGCGTGAAGTTGCTGACCTTGTTGAGTGGCTGCCGCAAGGGTGCGTGTTGTGGCAAGACGTGGGCGGTCCTGCTTCGATCTCTATGGAGGTGCGCGAACTTCGGCATGCGTCGTATTGGTTGCGCGTGCTGGACTATCGCGAGCGCGGTTCGAAGGGCGAGAAGCCTAAACCGCATCCAGAACCCGAATGGGCGCATGAGCGCCGCGAGCAGAACGACGGGATGCAGCGTAAGGCTGCGGCGCGCGCACGTCGGAACCGCGCTAGTTGAGGTCGGCGATCGCTGTCTGAATCGCGTTGCGGAGGGCGATGAACTCGGGTTCCTGTTTCTTCAGGAATACCACCGAGTTCTCGTCTTTCGGGGCGTCGAATGTGCGCCCACCTTTGGACTTATTGTTCGACACTTCTCCGGGCACCGTGAACTGGATGTAGCCAGCGGTCAGCAGGCTGACCGGCTTCAGCTGCACAGCTGCAATTTGACGCAGTGACAGCATCTTCTCGCCGCGCCCGTGGGTTGCACGCGCCGCGAAGCCTTCCCTCGCGATTGTGACGGTTTTCCCGTCGAATGCGATCTGCCCGTTTCGGCCTTGTGCCGTGACTGTGTTCACCATGTGCCGAAGTGTATCGGCCTGACCCTCAACCGTGGGAGGTGCCGCGTGGCGACTGAGATTGCTTCCGCATATATTGCGCTCACAACGAAGATGCCCGGAGTCAAGAAAGAGATCGAAGGATCTCTGGGCGAGGCGGAAGGCGTCGTAGAGCAGGCAGGGCGCACGTCCGGTAAGGGCTGGGCAGGCGGTCTCGCTGTCGGGATCGCCGCAGGTGCTGTCTTGGTGACAGCCGCGGTGACCGCGCTGGGCGTGAAAGTTGTCTCGTCATTCGGAGAGCTCGAGCAGAACCTGGGCGGCAGTGAGGCTGTCTTCGGAGAGCACGCGGCATCTGTGCAGAAGTTGGGCACGGAGGCGTATAAGACTCTTGGCGTTTCACAGTCGGACTACTTGTCGACCGCGAACAAGATGGGTGCCCTTTTCCAGGGGTCGGGTCTTGATCAGGTCAAGTCGCTTGAGTTGACGACTGGTGCTATGCAGCGTGCCGCCGATATGGCGTCGGTGATGGGCATCGACATGGATGTTGCGATGGAGTCGGTCGCGGGTGCCGCTAAGGGCAACTTCACGATGATGGACAACCTTGGTGTCGCGATGAATGCCACGTCGATTGAGGCGTATGCGGCTGGCAAGGGCATGGAGGATTGGTCGTTCGCTACGGCTAGTTCGGCGGAGAAAGCCGAAATGGCCATGGGCATGTTCATGGACAACACTTCGCAGTACGCGGGGAACTACGCAAAAGAGGCGACCGAAACTGTTTCGGGTTCGTTCGGGTTGCTGTCCGCGTCATGGGAAGAAGTCATTGCCGGCCTCGGCAACAAAGACGCCGACATGGGTCGGCTGACTGCGAACCTCGGTGATGCGATCCAGGCCGTTATCGCGAACGTGGCACCGATTGTTGCGAATATGTTCGAGACGTTGCCGACTGCGATCGGTAGCTTCCTTGTGAAGATGACGCCGGAAGTTGTGGCATTCATCAGGGGTCTTGACATCCCACCGTTGGACTTCCTGGTCGACGCGCTCGGTTGGTTGATGGACAACGGCGATCTCGTTGCGTCTGTCCTTGCGGGCATTGGGGTGGCGTTGCTCGTGTCGCTCGCGCCCGCGTTGTGGGGCGTTGTGGCGGCGTCGTGGGCGTGGACTGCGGCGATGCTCGCGAACCCGATGACGTGGATCATTCTCGGCATCGTCGCGCTGGTCGCCGCGATTGTGATGCTCGTCCTGAACTGGGACACCGTCATTGCCTGGATTGTTGAGGTTTGGCAGGGATTCGTTACCTGGCTGGGGCAGGTTTGGGAAGGTTTCGTCAACTGGATCAGTGAAGTCTGGGCCGGATTCATCAGCTGGATCGTCGGCGTCATCGAGGGCTTCGTTGGTTGGTGGAACGGTATTTGGGCGGCGGTCGGACAGTTCATCTCCGACGTGTGGAACAACATCGTGAACTGGGTCAAGGGCGCGATGGATAACGTGTCGAACTTCATCAGCAGCGCGCTCGGTGCGATCCGTTCCGCATGGGAGAACGTGTGGAACGGCATCGGTAGTTTTCTGCGTGATGTGTGGAACAACATCCTCAGCTGGATCGAGGGTGGGGTGAACGGTGCCATCGATCTGATCAACGGAATGATCGGAGGCATCAGCGATGTTGCGGCGATCATCGGTATCGAGGTCGGCACGATCCCGCATGTGCGTATCCCGCGTCTCGCTGAGGGTGGTGTTGTATCTCGGCGTCCAGGCGGAATCCTCGCAAACATTGGTGAAGGCCGGTACGACGAAGCGGTGGTGCCGTTGTCGCCTGATGTGCTGAGCAAGCTCGGTGGTGGCAACGGCGGCACCGTGAACATTTATCCGACGTTCCAGCAGGCTGATTCGCGGTTGCAGATGCGGCAGTGGGGTCGGGAAGCAGAGAGGGCGTTGGCTGCGATATGACAACCATTCAACTGGGTTCGGTAGTGTTCAACGGTTTCGCGACAAGCGGGTGGGTGTTTAGTGGTCTGACGGATTGGTTTGGTCAGGTCGATAACAAGGTTCCGGTGACGCAACGTCCGCAGGCGCATGGTGCGTTTAGTGTGTCGCGTGCGTTGCGTTCATCGCGGGCTGTGTCGTTCAATGCCGCATACCTGGGTGATGATTCTGTCGAGGTTGAGTCTGCGGTTGATGAGCTCGCCGCTGTTGGTGCGGATGGCCCCGTGCTGATGACGGTGACGACGGATGCTGGCGTGTCGTGGCGGTGGGTGACGGTAGAAACATCGTCGTTCACCGATAACCACGGCATGTCGCATGGGCTGGTCGCGGTCGATTGTGTGGCGCGTGACCCGCGCCGGTATGCGGATGCCCCTTGGTTGGTGACCGGTCCGCCTGTTCCTGGGCTTGGTCTTGTGTGGCCTGCCATATGGCCTGCCATATGGCCTGGTGGTGGTTCGTCGGGGCGTATCGATCTGGTAAACAGTGGGCGCGCATCATCCGCACCCGTGTTCCGGTTGACGGGCGGGTTCGAGTCGGCGGTGATCACGAACACTGTCACGGGTGCGCGGATCGGGTTCGGGCGCGCTTTGCCGCCGACATCAACAGTGGTGATCGATGTCGCGGAACGGCGCGCGATCATCGATGGGCAGTCTGACGTTTCAAGGTTCCTGCAATGGCGGGAATGGTCGGAAGTTCCCGCCGGCATGACTGTCCCGTACCAGTTTGATGTGTCGGGTGCGGTCGGGTCACCGGTCCTTGAGGGTCGGGTGTGTTCGGCATGGTGGTGAGGGTTTACGTGTTCGAGACCCGTGGCGGGGCTTTGCTGGCTGAGGTTGAACCGGTGCAAGTTTCGTGGGGGGTGCAAGCGAACACTGCTGATGACGTGTCCGTGACTGTTGATTTGAACTCGACAGTTGAGGGTTCGCGGGACTGGCGAAACTTGGGCACACCGTGGAAACACTCTCTGGCGGTTGATGTTGGTGGGCGCGTGTATGGCGGGCCGATCATGCCTCACGATTTCGGGGAGGACGACGGCCGCTTGACGTTGGCCGCACGCGGGCTGCTGGTGGCGTTGGGTCGACGTTCGGTGCTCCCATTGGCTGCATTGACGAACTCGCTCGTTGATGCTGATGGGCTACCTGATCCAGCGTTTGATACGACGATCACCGGGTTCGATCTGGGCACCACCGGCAAAAAGATTGTCGAGCAGTCCTTGACCTGGCCGGGGTGGGGTGATGTCCCGGTCGTGTTCCACGCTGACCGTGCGGGGACACGCACCCGCACATATGTAGGGGTAGAACGGAAACCTGTTGCGGAAGCGGTCGAAGATTTGTCGGGCGTGCAGAATGGTCCTGACATTCGGTTCCAATTGCGGTGGACCGGTCCGGA